ACTTCTACTTGAGAGGTTTTAACCTCAGCGATTTGAGCTGATAATTCAGTTCTAACCGATTCGATTTGTTTTGCAACCTCAACACTCATCGAGGTAACGATTGATTTTACCAATGCAGCAAATTGATCCTCGCTTGTCATTTCAACAGGAGCCTCTTCAACTTCTACCTCTTCAACCATTGCGTCTTTAATTTCGGCAATAATTCCCTCTTCGGTAATTACCAAAATTCGTCCGTCCTCAAGTTCGTGTTCTCCAATTGGAGCAGGAACTTTGTCGCCGTTTTCAGCTACAATCATAACAGGAACACCTGCCTCAAAAGATTCAGCCTCTAAAACGGTAACACCATCTTTGAGCATCATGGTAGACATAGTCACTTCCACTTGCTCGGTTTCGTTCGATAATTTTACCGAGGCGAAACCATCTTTTATCGCGTTAACGATGCTTTCTAAATTCATACTATATTCACTATTTAAATTAATTTTCTCTAAATCAAAAACGCCGTCAATCGAAAATCCTTTGACTTTGCCTGTCTTAACGTAGTCGTTCCAAATCTCGTCGTTGTTCACTTTCATTGCAGCAAACCACGTACCAACTGGCTCGTTAAATCCGTAGTGTACCGATTTGTCATGTACCTCGTCCATCTTAATCCACGTCTCAACAAAAGTCACGTCTTGGACGTTGTCGCCTGAGTGTTCAATCGTTGAGTTATTCTGATATCCTTGACGACTGAAATTTTGTTGTACTTGCTTAATCGTTTCGGCGGGAAATACGATGTTAAATTCGTGTCCGTCCTGATTGCGATAAATCGGTTGGTTTGGTATTAACACCGCACCCAACAAAATACGCTGCTCCTCGTTTATAGTTGCGAGCTTTAACTCTCTTTGTTTTGATAAGGTTACAAATTGCACCCCTATTGCAGGATCGGAGACCATAGAAATGCAGTACACCCCGTCGTTATCTCCCTCGTTAAATTTTACTTCGTACGTTTCCATATCTTAATAACTGATTTTAAATGTTTTGTTATAAACTTTTTTTCGTTTTCAATTTTTAAATTGAAAAACTTGACTCAATCTTTAACTTTTAAATTGATTTTTACCCTCCAAGCGTTGCGCTTTGGATTATATTGCGGTCAAGTGATTGGGCCGTTGTCACGTTATTGGCTACGACGTAGGCTTGCACTGGCGTTTGTTGCTGCGCTCCCATTACACCCGCTAATTGGTTGACACCTGTTGAGCCAACGACGTTGAATTGTGGAGCCGTTGCACCTGCACCGCCTGCCATACCTCCGCCACTGGGAGCAGCTCCGCCACCGCCACCGCCGGGGACTTTTACCGATATAATATCTTTTACGGCTTTGAAACCTGTTGCGGCAATAATTGCAACGTTTGCTATTTTCAAACCAATCTCAAACGGCGTAACTGTTTTGGTCGCAAGCTCCGCAGTAATACCTTGGTAAGTATTTATGGTTGCTGCTGCAATTGCCATCGCTTTACCCGCTGCGGTATTTTTACCCAATAGGTCTGCGCCTCTACTTAGTACGCTTGCAGTTTTTGCAATAAGAGCCTCCTTTGCTGCGGCCTCTGCCTCTGCTAATTTTACTCTTGCGTCTGAGTTTTCTTTTTCTTTTTCAACAAGTAATTGATCCTCTTTTAATTTAGCGTTTATACTTTCAGTATTTATTAGAGCGATTTTTTGAACTGCGCCTTTTCTAAAATTGTAGGTCAACTCATCAATTTCCTCACTTTGCTTAATCGTCTCTGCCTTGTCTTTTTCATAGTCAGAGATTCTCTTTTCTTTTGCTTTTGCGGCTTCTGAGTCTTGTTTTTCTCTTGCTTTTACTGAGTTATCCGCTTGTTTTTGTAGTCTGTCAAGCTCTTGTCTATTAATTTCGTCATAATATTCTTTATCTGCTTTTACGACTGCCTCTTGTTGTTTTTTACGATCGCCTTTTGAGTTGTTTAATAACTCGAGTTGTCGCTCTTGGTTGGATTTTAACGCAGCGAGTCTTTCTTGATTTGCCTCTTTTTCTATTTTAACAATTTCAGATTCGCTTTGTCCTGCAATAATTGCTCTTGATCTTCTTGCTTTGTTTACATAATCAATACCTTTTAACTCTTCACTTAAGGCGGCATTACTGCGGTCAACTGCATCGTTTAATAAATCTTGTTTTCTTGCAGCCTCTTCGGTCTCATCGCCCATGCTATTCATATATTGTATAGCAGTTCCAATTAAAACAACAAGCGCACCGATACCAGTTGCAACTATTGCAGCTTTTAAGGAATTAAACGCAACCGAGGTTGTATTTACGGCTCCTGTAAAAACTTTTTGAATTACGGCTGCAACGGTTGTCGCTGCTGAATTAATTTTTTGAAACGCCGTTGAGTTTTGGATAACTGCGCTCAATTGCTTAAATGAGTCAACGCTTTCTCCAACGGCTTGTATTCCTTGAGACAAGGCCATCGCGCTTTGAACTTTTAAAAGTGTAGCCTCGACTTCTTTTGATTGCACACCAAATAAAGCCATCCCTCCTTGGACTGCTGCAAATCCTCCCGCAACTCCTGCGAGTGAACTCGTTAACGCTTTGAATTTAGCATCGGGATTGAAAGCGTCGGTTAAGGCTTTGGCGTCTCCGATTCGGTCTTTTAATTCAGCGGCTTTTTGTGCAGCTTTCACCGCCTCCGCTGAAGTGGCCCCGAACTTATCCGAGAGTTTAGCGACATCCGCCTGCGCCTCTCTTAATTGCGAGCGTAAACTGCCAACCGCTTGGTCGGCGTTGCCTTGTACTTTTATATCAATTACCTTCTCTATTGCCATTTTAGTGCCTTTTTAAATAGTTGTAAATAGTTGCGTGTGTATTCGTATCGCCCCTTGGCGATTGCAATCGTCTCGGTGTTCTCGTATTGCTCAGCGATTTTGAGCATTTGTAAAATGTGATTAAGCATATTGTATAACGTCTATTTTTACTTCGGTTAAAACTCCATTTTTGTAGTATTGTAAAGCGATTGAGTCATCGCGTTCAATACCGCTTGTATTTGCGGGAATAGTCACGTCCAAGACAATATCCGCATCGTTATCAGCTGTAATCGGGTAACTTAAAAAGCCTCCCGAGGTAACCGTGTCAAATGTATCGTAGTTAATTTTATATATTAAAAACTGCACAACTTGGGCTGTATTGTCAACCGATAGCGCGGTCATATTTGAGTAACGTAAAAGTGGGGAGCCGTCGATTACTCGGAAGTCGTTTAATAGTTCCAAGTTAACTTCTCCACTGGTTAGGTCGGTAGTCATCGAGTTGATTATATAGCGTTTATTTGAGAGCGCGATTTTATCATTTAATTTTAGAGACGTAAGTAGGTAAGTATTAAAATGCGCCTTCGCTTTTATTACTCGCGTGCGTTGGTTGTAAATGTTAAAAATCGAGTTCGCATAGTACTGCTGAAATAAACCGTTTGTCGCTTGCGCTAAATACCAGGTTGAGATTTCAGTATTCCAATTTAGCGTATTGACATAACTTAAATCAGTACCCCCCAAAGCGATTTCGTTTGTAAACCTAAAATATTCAGTACTTGTGTCAAATATTACTCCATCAGTATAATAAATTGGATCCCCTCCAGCGAGTGATTGAGTGCCATTTAAATACATTAATATAGGCTTTGGAGTGTACGCTTTTAAATCCTTATTCCAACAGGTTGCCGTTATAAAATTAGTGTCCGTATATCGCTCCCACATAATATCCTCAAATGGCAGCTTGACCTCGTAATTTGAAGTAAAGGCCGAGTCGGGATTGTCGAAAATAAGGTCGCCATAATCTAAGTTATAAAGCGTTCGATAAGCGTTGTTTAATACGTTCTCCGATTTCTCATATTTGAACGCTATTTGTTTGAATAGGTTGGGCCTTGATATCTCGATATCTTCAGCCTCAACAAATTCCGTAATGTCTCTAAGGTCTCCCTCTTGATACCATGCCTCCATCGGTTGGAATAAAAACCTATCCTCAGCGATTGGCACAATTACCAAATTCATCGCTTTGACGATTGCAGTCACAAACGTATCGACTGTCATATCAGGCATGTATCTACTAATTTGTAAATCTCCCGAAGTTGTATCGGCATAAGCCCAAGCCTTTCGGTTATAAATACCGCTGTTCTTTTTTAAATTTACCTCCGAGTCAAATGTCATCGGAACTTCGGATGTTAATTTGTACGTAAAAACGTGAGTAACGAATTGCCCGCTTATTAAATTCTCATCTGCACGGTAGCGGCTGAAATAATTTAAATCTTGGTAGCCTGTTAAATTCTCAAACGTATTCCAAAGAGTTCCGTTGTCATAAATTTGAACGCTATAGGTAATTGTTGAAATTGTAGGTGTAATTTTTATCCACGATTCAAAACGAAATGCATTTGGCTCTTGCTGAAATGAAAATGTAAGCGTGTCAGTTGCTAAATCCATTTGAGTAAACCCTCCATCCTTTGTGCTAAAATTTGGAGATAAAGGGTCGCTATAAAAATTAAATGTCTCAGTGTTTTTGCAGTATAAAAATAGCTGCTTGAATTGGTCGTAGTTTAAAAATTCGCCCTCAAAAGAGATGCCGTATCTACTTTCTATGTAATCAAATATTTTGCTAACTCTAACCGCAGGGAACAACTCCCCATAATTAATCGCTCCAGTTGTGGTTGTGATATCGCTTATAGTTCCCGTTTCATATTCATAGCGTCGGTCGCTTCCGATAAGTGGAAATTTTAAGTCGGCTTGAGCAAAAGTAACGGTAATAACATTTGCAAAATTATACTCAAAATTTAACTCGTCAAGGCCCTCAAGTTGATTCAGTTTATCCTCCTTGAATTTGTCTTTGAGCTGCACCAAATTCCCTACGAAATTAATGCTATAAGATTCTATAAATCCATTCTTTTTGTTGGCCTTCTGCATTGTGAATTTGCCGTCACGAAATGGGACTGTGTCAATCTCGATAAAGCCGTAGTACTTAATTCGATGGTCGAACGCGTTATCTACGTTTTGGGGATTGATATCATTTGTATCACCCACGGACGATTCATACCAGTGGCGAAAAATCGCGTTGTTATGTTTGCTCGCGGGGATTGTAAACGTCTGCGAGTAGTCGGTAAAGAGTTTGCCAATATCGTTGAAGTTTTGGATGCTTGAGGTAACGCTTATTTTTTCGTCGTTAAATAATTCAATGCGATGCGCAACAGGTACACCAAGAGCATCGTCAACATAAATGTAAAGTTGTACGTTCTGCATTATACGACGTCATTTATAAGGTTATAAGAGTAATCGAACTCGATTGTATAGTTGATATTTTTATCTTTAAGACGTGTCTTAAGCGCAGTCGATTTGGTCTTTACATTTACAGGCTTATTGTCCAATAAAACGGTCTCGCTCAACATTAAATCGGTAATCACGTTAGCAAAATTCTCATCAACCCACCCTGTATTTAAAGTGACTGATTGCTTACCTTTAAAATTGAACGATTGAAACTGATTTCGCAGCGGGTTGTAGTCCCAATAATCGGGCAATAGTTGAAAGGTCGAGTTTTCAACCTGCAAACTATTTGTTTGAGCCTTGAAAAATACAAGGAATTGCCACCCTCCGTATCGGTTTATAAACTCGCAAGTCACTGGCGTATATTTCGCCTCGCAAATTGGCAGAAAAGTGACCGTTGGTTGTATCGTTTCTACGAGTTCGCTCTCGATTATTACATCGTTTCCGTAGTTATGGTCTGCAATTCCCGCGTCTTTTGCGGGTATCATAAACATATAAGTGTCAGCAGGAAAACTATCGTCCAATAATACTTGAGTGCTTGATGTAAAAGTGCGTCGATTGGTCCATTTAGCCTCGGTTAGTGACTCGCCATCATGCTCAATTAATACGTTGAAATAGGGCAAATCGTCTTGGATTGTATCCTCGTTATAATATTGATTGATATCGGGGTTTGTTAAGTACGCGATTGGAGCCGTTGTATCTTGATTTGCGCCACCCATGTAAGAAGTAAACCCATTTACACCAATGTAATCAATCTCGCGCACAGGAAGCCACGTTTTATCGCCTGCTAATTGGTAATACCACTCGGCGCGAACGTACACCCAAACATCGTTTGACTCTTCGTGAGCGTATGCTCTCGGGTCCGCATCAATCGGCATGATTTTCTCCGCGATATATGGCGCGATATTAAATATAATCGCAGGTGATGCAGCCGATACGATATTTTTCTCCAGGGTATAGGTTGCCTCAGTCGGCTCAGTTTCGCCTTTATGCCAAATCCATAATTTAACCTGCGCGGCAACTTGATCGTTCTCATCAACTTCGATAAAATAGGGCGACCTAACGTTTAATATTTTCATTTACTACGTATTTTAAAAATGATTCTAAATCGAGGCCGTACTTCTCAGCGATGACCTCATCAAAATTTTTGTATTCTAAATCAAAGGCGTTCCTAAAGAATTTCGTCTCGTATGTCCCTGTTTTATTTATCGACCTTGTGATGGCGTCAACCATCGACTTGCGACTTGAAAAACGGCCATCTTTACCCCTCGTTCCTTTGAGTCCTTTACGAACTACCCACTTGTCGATTGCAGCGGTTGAAGCTGCAGCCTTATAAGGTGAGTTCGGTGCCTTTCTACTCGACTGACTTCCTTTGGTCCCGTAATCTAAAAACTTCCAATAGTCCTCAGCGTAAAAGTCAAACTCCAAAGAGTTCGGGTTAATCTTAGTTTTAAAGTTGAGCGACCTTGATAACTTACCGCTCGCATTATTTGTACCGTATCGGCCCCCTGTTTTGAGGTTGGCTTGTGCGCGCTGCACAACCATCGCTCCAAATTCGTTGAGGGCCTGCTGTACTATTTTAGTTTCCATCGCAGCAAACTGTGAAATCGTCGTTTGGAACTTGCAGCTCAATCTCACAACGCCACCCATCGAGGGCATTTGTGAACGCCATCAAAATAGGTTGAAGCGTTGGATCGTTTACGAGTTCGATGTCATCGTCGTTGCGTCGGAGCCTCATCTTTGTAATCATGTAATTGAGTATCGCATGACACGTGTTGAGGTTATCGAGTTCGTTGTCGTTGCCCAAAAATTTGTCAGTCACTTGCACCTTTGACATATTGCGAATATCAACGCAGGCCACCTCAAAAGTGAAAGTCACCACGCCAGTGGTTACGCTCGACGATAGTACGTTGATGTGAGCCAGGGGGAATATATTTTTTTTCACGTTGTCGATTATATCGGTGCCGTGAGTAATGGTCGTAAGTAGCGGCGCGCTTTCGAGCGTGGCCTTTATGTAGTCGATTGCTTGGTAAAATGCTCTCATGATTTCATTTGTTTTTTAATTTGTTTGGCCTCCTCCTGGGCCTCGTCGATTAGGTATGATAATAACGTGAGTGACTCATGAAGTGGCTCCTTTCCCACATCGCGAACGTGGATTCTAAGTTCTCGCGCAATTCTAACAAATGACTGATACCAACCCCACCGCTCGCCAAAATTTCCTCCAAATTCACTCCCTCCCTCGCTGCCTTGTCCTCCAAATGCAATAGAGTATTGCTCAATAAGTCTTTGCTTAAAGTCCAAAAAAAAAGCATTGAGCCAACCACAACATCCATTCGCACGTCTTTAAATAAATCCGCTTTGCTCTCATCGCCATCAAACTCCTCGATTTCATAAAATGCTCCTGCTTTTCTTTTGATTGGTCGATATAAAACCGACATTAATAGCGGTATGTTTTCATCGTTTCCGAGTAGAGTGTCCGCGGTTGCGTGTTCGCTGAGTGTCATCTTATCGAGATTCGGGATAAATCCGTAGTTCACGCCGTCCATTTTGAACGTCTGCACGAGCTTCGGTTGTTGATCGAGCGTCTTGGCGATGCTCTCAACGATCTCCGCGAAGTCGTTAACAGGGATTTTCATAACATCGGCCACGCTTAGGTTGCAAAATATGGCCACCATTTGGATGCAAACAAAGGTCTCATCGTCTTGGTTGTCCTTTAATACCTTTTGGTAGCGTGTGTATTGAGACAATTTTATCTCGCTTAGGTTTGTTGGGATTACTACTCTCATACTTATATAACTGAAAAATGTTGTTTTGTTTATTTTTTTACCCCCTCGGGTACGCTTTTAGGAAAAATTCATGCACTTGCACCCTATCGGGTGTACGTTATAACGTACAAAATCAAATGTTTTGCATCAAATAACCTACGTTATAATCATTTTACGCGGTTGCTTTATAGCGAGGCCCATCATGGCGAAGTAGCGCATCGCATCGATGGCGTGGTTGAAGTCGTCAATAGGTCGATTAAGTTTTTTGCCTGTCTTGTCCACGTCCCAGGAGTAGTTTCGCAGCTCTTTGATTAGGTTAGTGCTTTGCTTTGTCACTAAAATATCACGCTGCTGCAATACCGATATCCCGAAATTGATTGAGTCGGCACCTTTGACTACCGCTTTAATATTAAAACCCGCTCGTCGTATCTCCTCGATTGACTTCGGCTCCGCTGAGTCTGCCCAAATTGGTAGACGTTTGTCTTGTCGCATCATTTTAATAATATCCGAGTTCAAAAGTGAGGTCGAGTATATCATTTCGTCGGCTATTATTTTACCGTTGTACTCGTACACACCAATCAAAGCGGTTGGATCATTCGAGTACCCGAAATCGAGGCCCATTCCTAAGAACTTCGCCTCGCTTGGTATTGTATCTATTTGTTCCCAATTCGGGAATACAACGCCCTCAAGTGAGCCGAGTTGACCTAAGCCATAAACATTATACCAGTTCGCCCAAAAAGTTGAGGTCTTGGCTTTCTCTTTTGCTTTGAGAATAAAATTTAGGGCCGACTCAGGGCAAGCCTCGTTGTCCTCGTAGTTTACAATTAGAAAATCGACGTCGTGGTCGTTCATTAAATCGGTGTGAAACCAAAACTCGTTGACAGGGTTCCAATCCAAATAGACGCCTTTTTTAGTACGTGAGGCGAGTTCGGTGTAAGCGTGGAAGGTCATATTATTCGCCTCGTTCATATACAGGAAATCTCTCCTGGCTCCTCGGAGTTTAGAGTCGTTTTCTGCGCTAAAAAATTCGATTGCTGAATTATTGGCAAAGGTGTATTTAAAGTCGGTCGCGTTCCATCGGTTTGGATTCCATCGACCTGTTAATACCATTATTTTTTTGAAGTCTTTAATCGCTCCCCTTTTGAGATGGGGTATCGACTCCGCTACAACCGAAATCTCGAGGAGTTCGGTCTTGCAGCATAAGTCAATAAGTATTGGAAGGATTCCAAATGTTTTGCCCGCTGAGGTGCCTCCTTGTATCCCCCTGGTGAATTTGGTAAGTCCTAAGACTTTATTTATTACTGTCGTTCGTACAAACATCGGGAAATAGTGGTTGCTCTTGGTGAACTGTTATCTCGCTCATCGTTTTCTCGGAGTACTTTTTAGGGTGCAATTTTGCAACGATCCATTTACGTGCATCGATTTTGAGTCGGTCACGTTGGACAACATTCGCTCCAGTGAAGGGTGTGTGGTCTTCGTCGGAGTGATCCGCGATGTCAATGATGTCCTCAAAGATAACGTCAGCTCGGATTTCGCACGCGCGCGCGTACCTTTTCGCTTTTGATTCGTCAGCTTCGAGCCACTGATAAAACGTTGAGGTACTTGGGAATTCTTTACGCCGAAGGATTGATATAAGCGAATTGCCTTGCTCAATCTCGTGCAGGATATCATCAAAAATTTCGTCTATTTGCTTTTGGGAGTATGCCATTGTCCTATAATTATGTCGTTTTCTTTTAATTCGGTTGAGGTATTAATACTGAAATCTCTATACTCTTTTAATTTGAGTACATCGTAAAGATTAGGTGCAAGCCAAAGTTCGTTGTGTGTAACGTCTTCGGGCTTGTTATCGATTACTTGATCAATGAAATCAATCAGTAAATAGAATTCCTCTTGCTTTTGTTTTTTCGTTGATTTTGTCGATTTGCTCCTGGTTGTTGTCATAGTGTTCTTTTATGTTGTATTTGATTACAAATGACCATTTGTCTCGGCCGTTGGTGTAGTAAATTGTATCGATGCCTAAGTTTTTGGCGGTGGCCTCCAAGTCGCTATTGTCGTCAGCAATATTGCGAGCAGTAAGTATACGTACATCTTTGCCATCGCTTATAAATTTAGCGGCTAAGGTCTTGCCTTTTTTGGTTGAGAGTGTCCCATCATAATCGAAACTAATTGGCATCGCTGAACGAGTAAAGTTTGAATAGGTCTTTTATAATCTGCTCATGGACTTTTGAGCACGTTGGGCAGTTGCTATTGTCCAAACCGAAGTAATGTAGGTATAAAGCATTTAAGTAGCTTATATCGTCTAAATTCAGCTCAGTTCGTTTGCCATCGACAACGCGTTGCCCTTTGAGTTGCATAAATTCCAAATACATCTCTTTATCGGGTTGCGACATTTCGCTTTTGACCTTCTTAAAATTGAATAGTCGATTCAGTCCGAATTGACGCTCTTTGCATCCTTGACAAGGCTCAATCCCAACTGAGTTGGTAATATTAGCGATTACATCGCCGAGGCCTTGCATTTCTTTTTTAGTCCTTCTTTTTGCCATTGATTTGATTTTTAACTTTTTTAGAGATTCGGTGTATTGTTTGTAAATGGATGCCTGTTTGACGGCTGAGTTCTCGTTGCCCAACTAAGGTTGAGAGTTCAAACATCGTCCTTTCATACCAGGTTAACCCTTTCATAAGCTGAAAGTAGTCAATAGGCTCCACGTACTCAGTATCTATTATCTCTATATTACTAAAATCTATAAGAATATCTTTATTAGATTTAGTGTAATCATAGAATAGATTCCTAAGTACTGTATATATATAACCATCTTTAATAAGATTGGTATTTTGGTATAGTTTTAAGTACATCTCTTGCACTAATTCATCTGCAAGGTCTTTGTCTTTGCAAATTTGAAAAGCCATTTTTCGCCATTGGGCATCTTTTTTGGCTAATTCATCAAGTATCATAACCGCATTGGGTTAAAATATTCCGATAAAAAGAGCAGCAAGGCCTCGTTATTCTCAACATAGTAGACAGTCCCTTGTACTACGATGCATATCTCGCTCTCGTTTTCGATCCAGTAGCCGTTGATTGCGTCGACCATTAAACGAAACTCGACAAAGCTCCCACCCATTCCAAGGTCATCGTCCTCTTGTTCGAGCCACATTTTAGTACTTATAGTGTGAGGTTTTACCATATCGCTACAAAGCTATAAATAGTTTTTTAATAGTCCTAATTTAATTTCGATAACTTCTCCACTATCTATATAACGAATAAAAGCGGTATTGTAACAAATCCCGCTGATATAAAACTCTCGCCCGACTTTGTTCGTGTTAATAACTGCGTGAATTGGCACATCTTGACCCTTATAAATCCTCGATCCTGCTCTCATGGTATTTAATTTCTCGTTGTAGGTAGTCAATCGCTTTGCGTAGGTCGTCGAGGTGCTGGCCTTTGTGCCTAGCTCTCACGATGTACTTGAGCGCATTGCCCTCGTTGAAGTTGAGGTCGTAGTCCTTGACGATGTCAATCACATCGTAAGCCTGCCCATTGTTATAATGTTGTGGTTTCATTAAGTGTTTAATTTCATTTATATCTACTCGGCGTAATCCGTTTGGCATTACTTTTATTTCGTTGTTAACGTCTTCAAATTTCATAGTTTTTTTTATTTGTTGTTTGACTTCTGCCCAAAATTTTATTATTTTTGTTTTTTCAATTAATTCATCGTGTGTATAACTCCAATGTATTTTATTCTCAAATTGCAAAATCTCATCAACTGCAATCAAAGCCGATTTTTTAGCCATTTTATGAGTCATAACCAAATAGGTTGGTCGCCTGTCGATTATGTCTTCAATTAGAATATTATTATACATTTTGTATAATTCAAATGCTTTCTCTTTTGGTGTCATAGTCAGGGTTGTTTTAGTTAAAATCAGTGTCAAAGTCAGTCCAAACCTTTACGATTGCCCCTGCGGCTTTTAGCTCCTCGATGCGCAGCTCTTGAATTGGCGAGAGCTTCCCGCTTTCGCGTTTCACTTCAATGAACATCGCCTTGCCGTATTTGATTGCCAGCAGGTCGGGAATGCCGTTGGTCGACGTCTTGATTAGTTTGGTCACGTACCAACCTCGCTCGATTAGTTTGCGTTTAATTTTCGTTTGTATTTGCTGCTCGGTCATTGGCATGAAAATAAACACCCCTCGATTGACCGCCAAGTGCAAAAGAGAGGTGTTATAGTTGTGTGTTTTGTCTTGGCGGTTGTCAAATATACAAATTTATTTTAATAATCAACAAAGCAGCTGTTTAAAATTTCAGCGCATAATTCACTTGGAATTTTTGAGCGTTCGTAACTTCCATTTTTACCTTGAGTTCCTGTCTTAGATCCTCGAGGTGCAGCTTGATGGTGGCAATTTTTATTCCCATTAAAACAAACCGCTTTCGGCTTCCAGTTTAAATTGTTTGTCCATATATCGGTTGGCTTTGCTCGGTCATCTCCATACTGGCAATACCAAATCGTGTGTCTTATAAAATCTTTCATAAACGGCATTTTTCTAAGCATGCCTCTCGGATTCTCGATAAAAAAAACCAAGTTAGGATTTATCAATTCATACTCCCGAATTAGATTTATAAAGTGCTGGTTAACCTGATCACACTTTTTAGCGTAGTCGGTCTTGGGAAAAACACCGTTTCGGTGCGTGCTAATTGCTGCGATTGTGTATGTAGTGCAATCGGGCGAGGCCCAAACCACGTCGGGAATAAACGGTATATCTTTTTTAGTCAACTCCCCAATATCAATTGAGAGATTTATATTGTCAAATTTCTGCCAATCGACACTAAAAACATCCATCCCTAACTGGTCAGCTATATTCCCAACACTTCGGGATCCTGCAAATAATTCTAATAAATTACCAGTACCTTTTTGTAGCAGCTGCTTATCGGTTTCAAATAGTATTTGCTGCATCGCTTTGGAATATTTTTAGTGTGTAATCTCTTTTTTGTAATACTGTTTTATAAATATCCATCTCGATGCCGCCTTTACTAAATATCCAAAACACCTCGTTCGATTGTCGCTGCATCGTTGTGAGGCGATCACGGCTTTGCCAGTAACTTGTTGCACTAAAATCGATGTTATAGTAAACGAGATACTTTGCGTTCTTTAAACTGACTCCCTCGCGTCCGCTCACAATTTGCAAGGCGATGCATTTGTCGGTTGAGTCAAACTCCTCGACTGAATTTGTCAAGTTATCGGCTCCATAAACTTGCAGCAGCGCGTCCCACTCGGCTTTAAACTTATAAAAAATCGCAATTTTTATACCTTTGAATTGATTATGTATAAAAAACGCCTTATTCTTATCAATTACTTTACTACTGCCATCCTCAAATTTACACGTACCGCTTGACAGTTGGTGTATTTTCTGCATGAGCTTTACGCCTGTGTCCCCTAAAATGACCTGCCCTTGTCCGTTTCTAACAATCAAATCCTTTTTAAGTCTACGAATGACCTCATAAGTGATTGGCTGCATCTCGCACTCCAGTACCATTTCCTTCACGCTGGTTGTAAATCCTGCCTGCTCTTGTGTGAAAGTTATAATATACGGCCGTGTGATTCTTCGTATTAAACGCTCATCGGCTTGGGAGTAGTCCTTGACAACGGCATAGCCGAGACGCTTTTCTTTTATGTCGACGTACTCAGCGGCCCACTTATAAAAGTTCGTGTAGTTTTTAAATGGCGACTTGTCACTTACCCAAAATTGGTGGAACCACTGCGAGTGACTCTCGGGTGTCGGCGTTCCGCTTAGGAATATCATAGGGAGTTTTGAAAATCGCTTTTTAAACTCCTTAGCCGTTGCATTGGGTTTAGGAAATGCACCAAAGCGGTGGTGTTCATCGTGAATGATGAGGTCAAAGTCTCCAGTGACTAAATGTAAACTCTCATCGTTTATGATTGTTAAATGAAAGTCAAAACCGAAGTTGTCGTAGTCCCACTGGATTGATGACATCGCTTTCTTTTTTGTTAAAAACAACACCCTCTTGGCTGCAAATAATTGAGCCGTATTAAGAGCGGTCAATGTCTTGCCTGTTCGCACCTCCATCGCAAGGTAAACAATTCCCCGACTCTTTAAAACTCCCAACGCCTCGGCTGAAAGTTTCTCTTGGTATGGTCTAAGCTCCATTAAAAAAATATTTCGTCGTTATCGACTTGGTTACTATCTGATTTTATCATAAACCAACGGAAGCCGTTAGAGTTGCCCTCGTTGTATTCGGCCCCTATAAAGTTGGCGTATTTCTGCACCCAAATGTTAAACTTTTTATTTGTGAGCCATTTTTTAAAATCTTGGTATTCGTTCGTAAAATTGGCGAAGTACACCGATTTTTCGAGCCTGTCGTTGTGCTGCACGTTTTCAGTTTCTTTTACCCACTCAAAGAACTCCATCGATGTCTCGGCTATAAATTTACGCATCTTTATATTTTTGGCGTTTTGAGATACAAGGCCGAGCTTCAAATAAGATTGAAGACAATACACCATATAATTGTCAAAGCGTTGGAAGTCATCGTCGTCCCAATCGTCAAAAAGTTGTCGGTCAAACTCATCGTAAGGCGTCAATGTCTTGCCGTAGTATTGCGCAAACTCAATCTCAAAGCGTCGGCGATCATGCGAGTTGCCCTCGCCTTTGATTGCGTAGTTGGTTGAGATTACCATTTTGGGGCTATCCTCAACCTTTAATTTAATGGCGTCTTTATTTTTACGCTCCAAAGTCATCCCCTCAGTAACCAAACTAAATTTACTCTCAAAGTCAAAATTCTTTTTGACGTCATCAAATACCAGTACTTGCGTTTCGGGGCTGACTGTTTGGTAAGGAAAACTCTTTTTATCGTCGAAAGTCTTGCCATCTAAAATACTTACTTTACGAATTTGCCTAAGGCCCTGCACAAATAAACCTTTACCAGTCCCTCCTTCGGGATTTTCGCTTATAACCTCATCATTTAAGATTATTGCCTTATTATTCATTTTATTTTTATACGTGCTTAAAAGATACCCTATAACACACTCAATTGCCAAAGGCTCCCCATTACTTATATTTTTTATAAAAGTGGCGTATTCGTTCTTAAAATCGTCGAGAGGGATATAATCACGCGGAATGATCTGCGACTTCCAAACGTAACCCTCCACATCGATAAAATCAATTAACCTCGTTGTGTCTTTAGTTACTTCTAAAATACCATTTTCAAAGGCTATATAAGACTTGTACTTACTATCTTTTAACATTAGTAAGTCTACGCTTTCAATCATTGATAAGTAGGTCTCGCTAAATATGTTTTGAAAAGAGGCGCAATAATTCCAAACATCCCACTCGTTGCGTTCCAATAAAAAATTTAACACGAAGTCTTTGATTTTTTCAGACGATGTTTCGACAACTTTGTTGGAGCTTATGAAAATCCAACTCGCTTTTTGAGCATCGGATTGAAAATATTTTTTATAGCCATTTCGCTCAAGGAATAGTTTATATTTTAAGTTGTCAATTTTTAATTTGTTTTTGTCCGTATAGCACCAAAAGTCGTCGTGTTCTGCTACTTCCTTTATTTCGTTGAAAGTACCCTCCGAAATACCGTACTTCTCAATGACTTCCTTTTTACCCTTTTTTAAATCAACCTTGATGCTATTTATTTTCTCATAGTTCTCAAAGTATTTGGAGTCAAATGTTCGCTTTTTATACGCGCTTTTTATTGTGGTCTTTGCCTCTTGTTCCGAAAACTCTCCAATCACTACGTTATTTAAAATATACATCTCGCAGTTATACTGGGAAATCCCATACTCACAAAACGCACCCGCTAAATCAAAAATATAAGAGTTGCGCTCGCCTTCTCTAAAATCCTTTGACCAGTTCCAATCCATTATTTTAGCAATGATTTTGTCCTCATCAGTTATTGGAACAAGTGGAGCGCGTTCGGATATTGTAAATCCCTCATCTTTTAATATTGGCTCAAAGATTTCAGCATCCATATTGACGTAAATATTCGGATCATACGACTCAAAACATACTCTACAAATATCCGAGTTGACAACATCAAAATACTCGTACTCATATTTTTTATAAAACTCCTTAAAGACTTTTGGATGAGTTTCCTTTGTAAGTTGATCGCTTACTTTTAAAACTCCTTTAATTCCCTTACCACTTGGTGAGATAAACAAAAGTACAAAGTGAGGGTTTTGTTTTAATAACTCGAGCTGCTCATACATTACATCATTACTTGGGTACTTATCAAAGTCCACAACCATAAGTCCCGAATGTTTTTGTAATGAGTTTGCGTTTCGCTCGTTGAAAGTTCCAGCAAATAAAATTGAAGGGAGCTTCTTTTTTTTGTTAGCGTTACCACTTCTAACGGCTTCGACTAATTCCTTAGAGGTGCCTGCCTTTATCCTCTTGATTATTTTATCAATTGGAACGTGAAACGGCACGTCGGTGGACTGATACAAGTCCTTAAATACTGATACTATCATTTGATATTGTTTAAAAAAATAAGGCCCGATTACCAGCGGTGGTAGTCGCGTGGTAATCAGACCTATAAATAAGTTATTTAATGGCTACCACTCCATTTCGGTACAAATATATAAAAGTATTTTTAATAATCCGCAACACATGCACACATTTTTTTGCGAAAAGTACACCCCCCTATAAAAATATTTTTTTTATTCCCTAAGGGGTATATAGGAAAGCCTAAAAATGTGTGCTATGTGTTGCGAAAGGGAATAAAAAAGGCGATCCGTAGACCGCCTAATTCAACTATTTAACAAACCAATTTTAAAACTCTAAGTCATCGTGTACCTCTTCGGTTTCAACCTCAGCCACCGCCTCAGCCTTTGCCAAATACGTTTTAAGGTATGCCTCCAAGGTATTAAACGCCTCGTTTGCAAGGTCGTTCTCAGCGTCTCCAATAGAGGCCAAGTAACCAAAGATAGGCGTTGTATATTTAACGCTGCCTTTTTTAGCCTCGTCAAAACCAACTACGCTTACCCACTCGTCCAAAAGACGTTGTTTGCCTTTGGAGGTAAAATCTCCCCACGCCTGGCATGCTGCTCCTTTGAGTTGTAGGTTTGCAATCGAGCCATCCTCAAGCATTATATAAATGCTCTTAACATAGTGACCGCCTGCGGCTTTCGCTTTCTCTTTGATGTCTTTGTAAAGACCTCGAGCGATTTCGTTTCCTTTAAATGGTTTTACAACCATCTCATCGCGTGAAATGAATTTTACCTCGTTGGCGTAGATGCCGCTCTCGGTTGCGTCGTTCCAACCTTTAATTGTGTGCAGCTCATCGAGAACTAAGAACTTAAACGGCAGCGGAACTGTCACGTTTACTTTTGTCTCTTTGTCGAAGTAAACGAAAGTCTTTTCGTTCGATTTCCACTCAAAAAATTTACCTGCTGGGTTTGTTGTTGGCTGCGTAAAAGCAGCGCGTCGGTTTGAAGTAATCATAATTTATTTGTTTTTTATGGCACGAAATGAAGCAGCTCGAGCCTTGCTGCGGTTATTATGATAAGGCTAAATTACTGTTTTAAATTTGATTGACAAAATCTTTTTATAAATTTTATTGACTCTCTCGGAATTTACCCCCCTGTTATAATAAAAATTCATTACTCTTTTGATCCTGGTTAAAGGTGTGAAATTAGCCATCCGATTGCGATTAAGGTTAGTAAAATTGCAGCTGCCTCAAACGCAGCTCGCGTCACAAATATAAGCTCCTTCTTGTTGTGTGCTTTCATGGTCTTGGATTAAATTTATAATTTGTTGCATTAGTATCTCATCGGTCAAAGCATTGACCTTTTTTAACATCGTAAAGTAAGGCGAGTACTTGTTAATGATTTGGAGCCTTAACTCCTCCAGGTCGGGGCGTCGATATCTTACATCGGTGTCGTATATCTTAACCATGTATAAAACGGTTGCGTGATCGTATGGGCGTTTTTTGCGGATTATCTCGCGTATCTCAACCGATTTGTATCTTAAATCAACTCTCAAAACGTAGCAGAACAAGGCGCGGGCATCAACTATTTCGAGAGTCCGCCGTTTCTCAAAGACATTTATTTTTGTAACGTCTTTGATAATTTTAGCGATTTCAATGGGGCGATTAGATTTCATATAAATCGAGGTATCGGTATGAATTTGTAAACCCGCCCCAATCAACCACTATCGGCAGCTCCAGCGTTCGGCGTTTGTCCTTTGACTCGTTGCCTATTTCGATGACTGTCCCCTCTTTATCGCGGGGGTTGTGGCGGTCTTCTAATTGCACGAAAATACTTGTCTCGCGCAGTCTTACTTTTTTTCCTACTTCCATAATTAAAATTTTAAAGTGATTGATGACTTTCGCGGCGTGATTGAGACCTGTGGCACCTCGTTACCGTAAGCGTCGAAAATTGTTTGGGTTTGTTTAAGGGCCAATTTGAGCAGCTCCTCGCGCTCTTTAAGGTCGGCCTTAAGTGATTGATAAATTGGATCGTCCGAGTAGTTGATTGTCTCGCCTCCGTTCACTGGCGTGAACTCAACGCCGTAGCAGGTCATTTTTTCCTCAGGTAAGTGCTTACGCATTTCGGCGTCGGCTGAGTTTACGACCTCTTTAAGTCGGCAAATGTTGGCCATAAACATATGTTTGTCAACGTCGCCGCTCTCGATTACATTGTCGACCATTCGCTTACCAGTGAGGATTGCGTCTTTTTTTGTAAACGATGGCTCGTACATCGTGATAAGTTGTTCGGAATTCTCTAAGAATAGTTTTGCGGTTGCTCCCATGATTAATTAATTTTTGAATAAGCGTTTGTCATTTTTTTGTTGTCGTAATAGTAAACGGATTTGACAGTTTTGCGCATCCATTTGTCGAATTTTTTAGCCTCTTTTAGGTTGATTTTCTTTTCCATTTTTCAATTATATTTTCGATTGATTGTTTTACCTCGTTTTCCGAGTCTACTGGGATAAGTTTGTGCAGTATTTTTGTTTGCGTTCCTTCCTCGAATTTAGTTTTACGGCCTGCGCCTCGTTCGTTTCTCATTATTTGTGTCTAAATGGTAACTCCTCAACGCGCCAAACGCGCTTACAAACTATTGAGGATTGATTAAAAATAAGTATTGCCTCGGCGATGCTGCTGGCTTCAATGTCGATGTCGTAATCAAAGCACTCATCGTAGTGCTCAGTATAATAATATAGCCTATAAGTTCTCATACATTTGAGCCAATCTAAGGCCGATATTAAAGTTTGCAACCATTCGTTTTTTATTCCAGTCTTGCACGTCGAGGCCAAAAAGTGTTTCGTTACTCTCTAAGCGTCTTTTGTGATCATTAAAGCGTCGGTCGCTTTCTTTGTACGCCTCAAGTATTTTGATAGCGCGTTCGTGTTTACGGATTGATTTGTTGATGTTTTCCATTAGGATCTAAAGATTAGTTGACCGATAAAATAGGCGGCCATGATTAAACAAAAAATGTACTGCGGCTTGCGATGTTGTAAAAAGTATTTCATAATTTTAATATTTTAGATTTTTATTGTATTTAAAGTAAACATTGTTGCCGCAAAAACTACTATTTCTATAAATTGGCTCTTCTTTTTTGCAGATTAAATTCATTTCAAAAAGCTTTATACAAACATCGTAAGTTGATGTAAATGCTTTATTATCTGCTTTAAACCATTCGTTTTCTTGTTTGCTAAATAATATTTCAAAATGATGGAATAAATCGATACAATACAAATCATTTATTTTATTCGCTCTATTTTCTAATTCAGTTAGTTTTTCTAAAAACTGCGGTGGGTTAATTGTTTTCATAGTTTAAAATTAAAAGTTAAAATTTGTAAAAATTTATAAATAGTCATACAAACCAAAACAAATAAAATAATTATAAGTAATAAATTTATTTTAGGTAAATGCTTCATAATTAAAACGCTTTTTTAGTTCTTATTAAAAAATTATGATGGTAAATTCTAACCATTGCATCTGCTAAATCTGTATTTCCATTGTTTAACTTAACTTGTTTAGCGTAAAATTTAGCAATTGCTTTTTCGTCATAATTTCCTGTTGATACTAATTTGTAAATTGAAGTTGTCATAGTGTTTGTTTTTATTTGTTGTTATTTCTTCAGCAAATATATAACAAGAAATTAATTAAACAACAAAAAATTAAAGAAAGTTTGTTATTTATACAAATTCTAAATAAAACGAGAGATAAAAAAGCGGCGGTAAATGTAGAGAATCACCGCAATAATAAGGATCAACCACAACCAACCGAACGGCTCTTTACGCTCAACGTGTTTCTCGCTTGCTTTGGTGGTTTGTGTGGCAGTCTTTTGAGTTTTACGTGTATTGTGTAGCGTTGTAGATTTTAAGGCCTTAAATCGGCTTATTTGCGTTCGTTTCTTAATACGTCCGTTTACGATTGTGGTCTTTTTGCCTTGACTGTCTATAATAACCAGGGGTTTAATCGTATCGATTGGTATAATTTCGTATTCATTCGTATATATTTCGCCCTGTGAGTCCTCTTTGGTCTCAATTTTAGTCGAGTCAACGACGGTTATCTCGCTTTTTGTGGTCGTTTCGGTTGTGCTTTTGTTCACTTTACGCGCCCCGCAGCCAACAAATAACAATATAATAAAAATATATTTGATTTTATTTTCCATTATAAGTACGTTATCTGATTTTATTTTCTACAATTCGCAAGTTATTGACCTCATAATCGCCGCCTTTTGAGACTTTGATGTGTGCAAATCCGTTATTCCAAGAGTTGAAAGGCATATATTCGGGAGATAATCCGCAAAGCGCACCGACTGACCAGGTGGTTGTTACCTCACCGCTAAGATTTACCTCAGTATGCTCGCTCGTTCTATGGTGGTGTCCTATAATGCAGCTCTCTTTTGCTTTCATATAAAGTCCACGCGCTGGGTTTACTGGAGGCGCAAAGCCGCTAAAAAATTCGTGTCCGTGTAAAAGTGGCAATTTACCCGCCTTTGCGATTTGTTTTGACTTAACCTCCTGCACGCCGTACTCGCCAAACTTTAAAATCGTCGCAAGCTCAAAATCAGGAATACCCAACAATTCGGGAGCCTGTAATTTTAGAAAGTTTTGCCAGCGATCCTCATGATTGCCAATCTTATAATAAATCGGGCATTGGAAATGGTCTTGTAAATTCTTTAAAAAATTACGTGTCATCTCAAGCTCATCGGCCATATTGCGCAAGCGTCGGTCTTTAATAAAACGCGAGAGCATATACATGTCGATAGTGTCCCCATTGAGGTAAACGCAATCGACCTTCTCGACTTTGCCGTAATCGATGGCCAAGCGGAGCGCGTCGTTGTTTTGATAGGGGAAGTGAATGTCCGTTAAAAACAAAATGTTTTTGTTGGGGACGATAACCTCTTTTTGTTTGTCGTAGTCGCTTTCGGGTAATTCAAATGCTTTGGTTTTCATAAAGTCTTTTTTTTCTTTGTCCGTTCGTTCGCCGACCGCCTCTTTTTGCTGTCTATTTGCGTGTTCGTTTCGGTGTGTTCTTACAACACCGCGAGCGTTGTCTACGCTTGCAAAGTCGATAGGGAAGTCTTGATGCAAAAGCCTTGATATTGCCATCGTTGAAGACTTAGGAAACTTTGCTATATACTCGCGAGCGATTTCGCCCTTGTATGTGATTTTATTCTCCAAAATAAATGTCCGCTTCGGCCTTGCGTCGAATTGTGAGACCTTTTAAAACTTGTCCACCTGCCTTATTCCATTTCAGGAACTCGGCCCGAATTGACGGATCGTTGTGGTTGAAGTTGACCTTACGCAATAGCGTGGATTTTTGAAAGTTTGCGGGGCCTATGTTGTAGGTTAGTGAAACGAGAGCGTTTAGCTGCGCTTGATCCACTGGAGCCGTTACGAGTTTACTCACTTTATCGGCGAATTTATCGGCGATTGCTTTGAACATCTCAAAGGCTTCGAGTTCCGTGATTGGTTTGTCCAGGAGTGTAACCTTTTTGCCATTTAAATAGTACGTATTGCCGTAGCCAATCGTAGGCACTTTCGCGCTGCACAAGTACGGTTTTGCGCTGAATCCCTCAAACATACAAATTAATCGATATCCTTGCGTATTTAGTTTCATCGTGAGAACGCTTTAAATAATAGGGTTACTAAGGCCGCCGTAAATGCAACGGCTATAACTTTGGCTTGCTTAACGTAAACTTTTAACTCGGCGTCGTTCTCCTCAAGTTCAATCACTCGGTTATCGATGTCGGAGATTTTCCAAACAAGGCCACGAAATCCGTTGAGGTCGTTACCCAAAAGAGCCTGTTTAATCTCTTTAATGTCTGCTGAGCGAATCTCGCTATCCTTTTTAATCTCTTTGATGTGTTGCTCTATACGGTCGAGGCGTTCGCTTTCAATGCTCATGAGTTTAATTTGTTTGGCTGCGAAAGGTACAATTTAATACCTCCCAAAGTAATAACTATTATTTTTAATATTGTCCCGCAGTAAACTGGAAGGCCAAATTGCGATATCAATTCCACCAACAAATCAGTCGTTTGGTCAAGTATTCCCAAAACGATTAGAATGATTGGCAGTATATGTTCTTTAATCGTCTGCATTTTCTTTTAGTTTTGTCTCTAATTTATCCAATATTTGTGACAAAGCCACAACATCGGCCATTTGATAAACTCCCGCTTTTACTGCGATTTCAATCGCTTGTTTAATTACTTGTAACTCCTCCATATTAATAGCTTAAAATTGTGATATTTTTGTCTTTTGCTACGCAAGTTTCCACCCAAGTGTTATCCTCGCCCCACGCTGCAAACTCGTCGTCGGTTAGCGTGTAATTCCAATTAGCGCACATTACACCTTCGTCGGTTAGTAACTCGTTGTAGGTTGTGCAAGTTGTTGCTGTCGTTTCAAAGTTAAGTATTAAAACTTTTAAAATTGTTGCTTCGCCTGTAAAGGGGAAATCAATCGGTTGAATTTGTGCCATTTTTATTTATTTATATTGATGTTATTGTTTCCCAAGCTGCTGCGCCTCTAACGCATAGTTTCCCAAGTGTACTATCGTAAACAACCAATCCCGCTGCGGGTGTAGCTATTGCGTTCTTTTGCGTGGTGGTCATTCTCGGTGGTAGGAAGCCTTGAGTTGTACTTTCAATAGTTAGTTTTGAACTTGCAACGTCGGTTGTGGTGTTTATTAGTACGTTTCCTGATGCATTAATAACCATTCTTGTAACCTGACTACTACCATCTAAACTTGCTGTAATTAAGCTAATACCTGTATTATTTACTCCTGCTATCCCTGAACGTATAATAGAATGTCCTCCTTCACTATTTACAATACTTATCTGAGAAGTAGATGTTGAAAGAGCTCCGTAGATTGTAAATCTTGAATAAGGAGCATTCGTTCCAATACCCAACCTATTATTCGTGTTATCCCAAAACATTCCCGTGCCTGTTCCAAGCGTTCCAAATGTAGCGTTCCCACTCACCCTCGCCGTGCCGTTTACGTCTAAGCGATACCCTGCGTCGGTTGTGGTGCCAATCATAGTGTTACCCGAAGTAGTATTTAAACAAACTTTGCCTACACTATTTTCAATCGCTCTAAAATCAGCAGCAGCCGTTAAAGTAGGGTTAATGTAAAGACCTCTTGTTATTCCGTTTGCGCCACCTGTTTGGTTGATTGTTGGAGTTAATTTTAAAGCATTAAAGGAAGGTGTGCCGCTTACAGATGTTGGCGCGTATATTCCCGTAAATACTCCAAATCCTTGCTCGTTACTTGATGAATTTAATGTGTTGTAAGATTGTGCGTTAACTACATATCCCGAACCACCTATTAAATTTGAGCGAAGATTTACATTATTGCCCAAACTTAATATTGAAAAACCACTACTTATTGAAAAATTGTCTTGAATCCTCACCGGGCCGTTTACATCTAATTTATAGCCTGCGTCGGTTGTGGTGTTTATAGCGATGTTACCATTTGAAAAAATTCGCATTCTTTCTGCTCTTGAAGTTGTACCTGTTTCAAATGTGATGGCTTGTGGAACTGATGTTGTACTAACAACTCCGTCAACAATCATATTGATTGAGGCTGTGTTCAGAAATTGTGTTCCGCTATAACCCGAAGATAAAAACGAAAATACACTATCTCCATTCACAAGAGCAGTAGGAACAGCTAATGTTCCACCCGATTTTCTGCCTATTAAAACAGGTCGTGCTGAAGCAGTTGAAGATGCACCACCTATGAAAAAATCCATATTGCCAATTGCTCCCTCTCCATAGAAAGAGCCGATAGGACTTCCCGAACTAATCCACGTTGAGTTGGTTGGTGCTGTTGAAGCTACACCTATAACCGTCAATCTTTGAGCAGGAGCTGTTGTTCCAATCCCTAAACGATTATTCGTGTCATCCCAAAATAAGTTCGCATTGTCTTGCGCTATGGTCGTGCCATTTGAAAATAAAACGCTGCCGCTTGTAAGTGCAGGAAGTGTGAATTTGCCGTTAAAAGTTGTCCAATCCGTAGACGATAACGCCCCACGATTTGCAGCCGATGCCGTAGGTAGATTAAATGTGTGAGTACTTGTCGCTGAACTTATACCGAAGTCCGTTCCGCTTGTGCCTGTTGCAAATGATTGCACTTGCGTAGTCAATCCATTTAATGCAGTCAACCCTGTCGAAAATGTTGTAATCACTTGGCACAAATGACTGTTTTCAGTATGCAGTTTAATTGTGCGCCCTGAGTGTGTTACATATATTCTTATCGCCAACCTATCCGTAGCTAATAGCGTAGTTTGTGGCACTGCTAACGCACTCACGTATAAATCAATTGCCGTGCCGTTTGTAATGCCTTCGGGTGTTGCTGAGTTTGACGCTATCAAAGATAAAGTCGTGCCGTTCCACTTGTATAATTCAACATAAAACGAAGGGCTACCGCCACCACTTGACGCGCTAAAATAGGTCTCAAAGTTCCAATTACCCGCAGGAATTTCCAATAAATTAGGTACGTTAGCGTCCGTTATAAATGATTGAATATATCCGTTTGCTGCAATTGTAAAATCAGTACCAGCCCCTAAGATTGGAGTTCTATCCATCTCCCTAAACGCAACCCCACCAATTGTGCCTTGCGAAACTGAGCCGTTTAAGTAAAAAGACAAAGACGCTCCGCCACCTGTTGAAGTAGGGAAGTTTGCAAGTGAGCCATCGCCTCGCACGTATTGACTAACCACGCCCGCACCTGTAACTGCTATATCCCCACTTGAAGTTATAGGACTATTCGCTACGCTAAACGCTGAGGGCATTGTAAGGCCCACCGATGTAACCGAAGCTGGCACGTCGGCAGCCGTTATAAACGGATCAACTCCATTCTCGCCATCGTTTACAAGGTCGCTTGTATTTGTAGGGATTGTCGGCTTGTTTAATATCTCAGCCACGCCGCTCGTTGCATCCCAATCCGAATTGACTTGCGCCGTTACATCGGCAGCCGTTATAAAGGGATTGATGCCATCCTCGCCATCGTTAGTAAGGTCGCTAGTTGCAGTTGGGATTGTCGGTTTGTTTTTTATATAGTCGGGAGCTTGGTCGTCCGCTTGATCCCAATCCGATTGCACCTGCTCGCCAATAATACGATTGATATTTACAACGTAGTTATTTGGGTTTGCTATAATCTCAACCACATCGACCGCAGCTTGTACGTTGATGTCAATCGTCTCAACTATAACCGCAGCATTTACGACGATGTCGTTGATAGTATCTTGTACTATAATGTTTACATTGTCCGCCATGCTTATCGTGTAATATCGTCGGTTACTGTAAAGAGTCCACTTATCCAGGTGTCGACCTCGCCACTCGCTTGAGTGATTTGTATATCGTAACGATAGGAGCAGGCTTGAATATCAATGATTTGCTCATCGATACAAAACTCTCCGTTTACCGCGTCGAAAATAGTGATTGGCACCTCCAAAGCAACAACTCCCCCTGGCTCTTTTCTGAGTTGCATTTTAACATCGCCACCTGTTAAGTTAAGAGGGACTTCATTTACGTTTATTTGAAAGTCCGTTTGTTTGAAGGTATCCCCCCTTTTTGTCGTGAAGTTTAGTGTCGATGCCATTTAAGAATAGTTTTAATTTTTTGATGTTTTCCTCGGTTCTCTTGTCGGTTTTGCGCATATATTTAGTATGGGTTATCAAGCCACCATTTGCCACACACCAAACGCGTGCGGATTGGGTTAACTATATTGTTTGAGCTACTTCTATACTCGGGCAAAGGGAAACGACAAAGCCATTTCTCCATTCGCGCCTGATACATTTCCGCCTTCATTCGCATATTATTTACCAAATAATCAACTTCGGTCTTGTCAACCGCTACCGAGTTATCAGGTTGGGCCTTAAATATACCGTTGTTGTTTACTTTGTAAGCCCCGATTAGGAGGTACTCAACTGCGCTCTGCGAGATTAAAAAAGGTTTGATATAATCTTCGTACAAAGTTAGGTATTCGTCCACTAAATCGTCGTTATCGAAGTCCTCGCAAATCTTATTGTATAAAGTCTCCCCTAAAATCTCCTCTAATCGCGTGCGCTGAGCGTCTGCGATACAGGGAATATAGAGGTCAATATCAATATTACCCCCCAATAGGGTGTTTTTTGTGAGTTCGTTTTCTTTTAAAAGTATAATAGTTGCCATTATTGACGATAGTTTGGAGTTAGTGACCAAAAATTGTTTGACTCCGACGCGGTTTGCGCAACTTGTGGCTCGTTTTGTTGCCATTGTGCCATTGGTCGGTCAGCAGGATCGAGGTCTAAAATCATTTTTCGCGCCTCGTTTACGCTTAATTGTTTGTTATTTCGACGCAAATATATTTTTCGCATCCAAAAATGATTGCAATTTACCCCACCTTTATAGAGCCAAATGCTATAATCGTCCGCTCCTTGTGGGCCAAATCCTTTATTCACTCCTTTTGAGCCTGCAATAGTGATATCCTCTTTGCGATAAGTACGCCCCGCGCTTACCATTTTTTGGCAAAAGTCACGCTCAGCGCCTAAACTTCCCTCGTAAGTATAGCGGATTTTAAATAACATCGTATCCTGTTCGCTCGTTACGTTTGGAAAGCTCGCAAATGACTTGGCTAAATTCAAAGTTATTTCGTTAATCTCTAAATCGCCTTGCACTGGTATTGCATCAACCTCAACCCACTCGTCCTCGTCTACAATTTCGCCCATCTCGATAAGCGCGTCAGCTACTTCCGAAAGGCCGTTGTCATCTTTTGAACAACAAACGTGTTGACTTAATTGAGTAACCGCTGCGGCCTGTTGTGAGAATAACGCTTGGGCAACTTGTGCTGGGATGTTTAAGAATTGAACAAGGAAAACAATCGCTTGCTCAGTTGTCAAAATACCCTCTTTTACTTTGGCGAAAATATCAATCGCGCTTGCGATTTGCGCACCGTTGTAAGATACCGCCGCGTCGCTTGCTGCTTTGTCTATTCCTATTGCATCGCTTACAACGATGTCCTCAGCTCTTAAGCTCTCGAAGTCTAATTGTAAAGTCAATCCATTAACGGCAAAAATCTCCATTAACGAGTCCAAGATTACCTCTTGTTTTGGTTTGATTACATTTATCATTAACTCCTCAAACCCGACTTTAATTTCGTCAGCAGTTGAGCTAAATCCGCTCGCCTCTTTTATACCCACCAACATTGGCGAGGTCAATTTGTGGGCCGTGCAAAGTTGTTGCCTTGCCTCCGCACTTAAATACGCATACTGTTGGTGTGCGTCGCTAACCTCTAAATTACTGATTGTGATTTCACTCTCTTTGCTATCGTTCCAATTCAAAAAGAATTTGCCCGCGTTTGAGCTGCCTGTTAAGTGTTGACGTATCGCTTGGGTGTTGAGCATAATTGTCTCCTCACTCGGTTGCACTCCCGCGTTCATATTTATAATGTGGCCGAAGCTCAACCCATTTTGAATATGGTTGACTGAATAATTACTTATTTCGTTCTCCATGGCTGCCCACGAAAGGCCCGATACGTAAGAGGGGTTACTATAATAAAATTGACCTACTTGATAATCGTGAATAACGTAAATCTCGGAGCGTTCGCCTGAGCCTTCGCCGTATCCAAACGCGTCAAAGCGTTCGGGTTTATATTTGTTTACATTGCTGAAATCATACGAGTAATAATACCCAACGATATCGCCCTCCTCGTTTGCTACTTCGGGAGCGATGCGTTGCTTTGCAATATGAAAGCAGCGTTGAATTTTATTGTTTACATATTTAAGCTCCAAAGATGCCTCGCCAAACATTTGAAAATCCTTGCATATTTTACGCAAATCTTTTTTAGAAAGCAGCGATATAATCGCGGCCCACTCGCTTGGCTTTTTGGCTTTGTCTTTTGAGGTCAATCCTTTACCATAAATGAACTGCGAATAACTATCGATGACCGCCGAATTTGTTGGCGATCCGTTATAGGCGTCTATTATAGTTTGATAAAACGAGTTTCGCTCGCCGTTTAATACCCATTTTTTACCGCTCACCTCTTTAATCTCGGGGCGGATGTAATTCGATAGGTTAATAACTTGTAGTTTGTCCATATATTATATTTTTAGAACTCCGTTATTGAGTTCAAAATTCTCCAAATCAGTTTGAGCCGTAGCGTATGCCTTGCCTCTATATATAAGTTCGTCGTCTTCGTTGATTGTAACCTCAAACGATTGCCCCTCTTTTAAAATCGGCGTGTTAAAAATCAAAACTAAGACGTTATTTTGATAATAAACGGCAGTTGTTGCGATTGTATGAGTGATATCTCGCGTTTCGTCACGCAATAAAAACGTGATTTCGCCACTATTGTACCCCCTGGGGATGCAACGGAATTGATAAGGCGCAGTTAAATTGAATGTCCACATACTTATATAACTGAATTTATTTGATTTGTAACAAAAAACGCCCCAAAAGGAGCGTTTAATGAGACAAAACTATGAAAGAAATTAAGAAACAACAGCCTCGGATACCAAAGAATAAAGAGCCGTTACCATACCCGCGCTCAAGAATGGCGATAAGTTTGACTCCTCAGCAGCGATTGTCAAGGTGTAACCGCTAAGGTCTCCACCCGCTCCACCTGTTACTTTTGTGCAGTTTGACATCGTGCCGTTGGTTAAACCAATTAGCATGATGTTACCGTTGTAATCCTCAACAAATACTTGAGGACGTCCTGCGCAAATCAATTGGATTTGAGCTTGTAAATCTGCGCCTAATTTTGGCAAAGTTACGGCCAAAGATTGTGCGTTTAAAAATGTTCCGTTGTCTTCCGACACAGTACCAGTTTCGGTTAAGGCGTTTGTTGTAGCCTTTACTTCATATTTGAAAACCTCATCGAGATCTCCTAAGTCGGTCAATACTTGAGCGGCAATAGTATAACCATACTCGGCGAAATTTGCTAAATACAAATTTTTAATCCCACCGCGTTGGTCTTTGCAACCCAATAATTTACCCTTTGTTATTAAACAGGCCATATATATTTTAGGTATTTAAAACCGCCCCAATTAAGAGGCGGTTTTTATTAGTATTATGCTTCGTAAGTCAAGTAAACGATTTCCTCAGGGTTGTAATATCCAACACCTACGTTGTAAACTACTTTACCACGTACTTTACCAGTCAATAAACCGATTTCGTCTTCGTCAACCATTGCAACTTGATTGTGGTCAGCAGTTAAACCTGTTGCAAAAACTAAGTTTTTACGCTCGTAGATAACAACTGAGTTAGCAGGAAGTCCGTTTAATACGGTCATTGTGTGACGTCCGAAAGTTAAAGCGAAGTCGTTGTTACCATTTCCGTAAACAATCCCTTGAGTTGACAAGTAGAAAGCGTAGTATTGAGCAACGTCAGGAGATACTGCGAAAACTAACTCTTTATTTCTCAATGCGATTGGCAAAGCAGCCAAAGCAGGTTTCAAATACTTAGCCAAAACGTTTGACTCACTTACAACAGCGTCAGCAGTTGGCTTGTTTACATCTCCATCGGCATCAAACAAAGTAATGAAACCGTCGAAGTTTGTAGATGACTGCCAAATGTCAGTCTCCAATTTTTCACCGATAGCACCCAAAACCTCAGCTTGGATTGCATCCATGATATCGCTTGGAGCGGTTGAGTTAGCAGCACCTGCACCCATGATACCGTCTGACCATGTAGCTCTAAAATCTTCTTTACAAACGTCAAAATCATTTTTGAATTTGAAAGGCTCGATTAAGTTTTCGTTTAAAACGATAGTCCCAGCAGGAGCAAATCCGCAAGTGTAAGCGGTAGTTCCGTCAGTGTAGGCAATTTTACGCAAAGACAATTTGTAATTTACGTTTTCAGCGATAGTAACCGCGTTTTTTTCGATAGTGTCAATTGTTTTGAACGCTTGACCGATAATTACTCCAGCGTCACGGCCGGAGTAGTTAGATGATACAGTTGTAGTTGTAGCCATTTTTAGTTTAAATTTTTAATGTTGTTTAATATTTTTTGATTACGTGTCAATTTCACGTTTGAATTTGAAGTTTGAGCAACTTCGGGCTTTGCTTTTGTAGATGCTTTTACTTCTACTTGAGAGGTTTTAACCTCAGCGATTTGAGCTGATAATTCAGTTCTAACCGATTCGATTTGTTTTGCAACCTCAACACTCATCGAGGTAACGATTGATTTTACCAATGCAGCAAATTGAT